CGACCTCCAGTGCCCTCGCCCAGTGCCCGACACCCCGGATGCTTCTGCATCGACGGACACAACTGGTTGGCAGTCGCCGTCGGAGTTGCGATAAGCGATGATCCAGACCCGATCCCGTCGGTGAGGCGCACCAATGGCGGAAGCGGGGATACAGTGCCACTCCGCATCATACCCGAGCGAGCAGATATCTTGAAGGACCAGGGTAAGCCCTTTAGAGCGAAGGGCCGATACATTTTCCGCAACGACCCACCTCGGGCGAACAGCTCCGATGACTCGGGCCATTTCCGACCAGAGACCCGAACGCTCACCCACGATCCCAACACCGCGCCCTGCGCTGCTGATGTCTTGACATGGGAAGCCTCCGCACACCAGGTCGGCGTCTCCGGGGTTGGGTTGGTAGGTTCGGATGTCGTCATGCTGTGGTACGTCGGGCCAGTGCTTATGGAGCACTTGGCGGGCTTTGTCGTCTTGCTCGACGAACTGGACTGTCTGGAAGGGGCCGGCTCGCTCTAGCCCTAAGCTGAAGCCGCCGATCCCGGAGAAAAGGTCGATCACTTTAATCATGTCGCACAACTAGGGCACCGGGTATTCGCCGTCCATTCGCCGCAGTCCACGCAATGCCGCAGCGGTCGGACGGACTTCTGCTTGTCGCCCTGACCCACTGGGGCTGTGCAGTCTAGGCACTCAGGGAGGTGCTGGTCAAGGCCGCACGTCTTGCAGTTGACGGTCGGCATCTCCACCCACCGCTCGTTGGCCTCGTCGGGGACCTTACACACAGAGCCATAGACGATGCACCCAGGGCGTCCGACCCTAGACGGTAGGCTCGCGGTCAGGCGGCTCAGGTTGTTGGCGATCACGCAGCCAGCACACTTGCCGGGAGGCTCTGTGATGTCCTTCGTTCGGCGGCAGCTCGGGCACACACGTCGGTCGCGCCCTTTGTCGCGAGCCGCCTTACGGGCGCGGTACTGGCGGTTCTTGATGACGCTACAGGGTTTGCAGATGCGTTGCAGTCCTACGCGTCCCCGTCGATTGTGGGGGCTGAACACTGACTCGTCGAGGTGTTGGCGGCAGGCGGTGCATTCGCGCAGGGTCATTGCTCTAGCTCCTCGTAGTAGGCGTCGTCGAACATTGCAGGGTCCAGCGGCACACTGTAACCTAGTTTGGTGATAGCCTTATTAGCGAAATCCTGTGCGAACCGGCGACCCAATGATTGTGCTATGTGGATGCGGTCCTCGGTTGTGAGGTACTCCCCAACCACCACCTTGTACGTATAGAACTCCTCACGTCCGACGGCCATCGCCGCGCACTGTGGTACACTTTCCAGGTCGTCTACGAATCCCAGCTCTCTGACCCCAGCTCTGGCTAACCTAGCTTTAAGCCCAGTGAGCATACGGTTGGCACGGTTCAAGTCGCACCTTAGCCGATTGTTCTCGCTGGTCAGGTAGGCCAGCTCTTCTTCTGGAGGGAAGCGGCTCATTGCTCTAGTTGTGCGATCCGGCGCTCGATGTACCACAGGGCCTTGCGGAGGTCTTCCACCTCGTCACCCTTAGAGCCGGCCCGCCAGAGATACTTTACCGCGTTGCCCGCGAGGAACCCCATGTGCTCGGTGACCTGGATGCACTCGATGCCCGATGGGTGTGACTTGTAGTGCGCTGGGTTGGTGGCGTCGGCTAGCGGCTCAAGTCCAGCCTCGGCGGCGCAGGGCTCGCAGGCGAAAGTGGCGGTGCATAGGCAGTCGACCATCAGACAGCCCCCTCCTCATAAGCGTCGGCCTGCGCGATGAGCCACTCACCCATCTTGCGCCACTCAGCAGGGCCGCCGAACTCGGCAGCGGGCACTAAGGGTAGGTCGATGCTCAAGTTGTTGTTAGCGAATGCGCCACGGTCAGAGCGGAGGTAGATGGTGACTTCCCCGAAGGTAGCATCTGTAATGAAGTACCGGGAGCTTTGCCAGCTCATACCGCCCACCCCTCGCGCCGCTTGGCGCACTCGTCACTAACGTCGCAGTAGGTCACGCCCACCTCGGCGCCGCGCACCTGGTTACAGGGGACAAAGAGCTTAGACCGGCCCGTCGACTTCATCTCGTCGCGGCGCAACCACAGCTCGGGCAGGAACTCGCCGGCCCGTGCCTTCTCTAGGCGGCGCTGCACATTGTCGCGGGCCTCCTTCAGGTCGTCTGGCCGGATATACGAGATGCCGATGCGGCCCTCGGGGAGTGCCGGAGCCTCCTTGTTGATGTTGATGATGATTCCACCTGCATCCAGGGTGCCCTGGATCTCGGAGTAGACCGCAACCTGCCCCGCGTTGCCGAAGACATCTTCTGCACAGTTGTGGATGGCGCCACCATACTGCATCGAACGGCCCGCCTTGGTCTTGACATCGGCCACGAGGCGCCGAGGCATCCCAGGGGCGAGCCACTCAGGGTCGAGAAGCTCTAAGGTGATGTCGATGAAGCCCCGATGGCTGAAGCCGGGCGTCCCTTTCTCGGGCCACCACGGCAGCTCATCGGCCAGTTGCTTCTCTTCCTCGAAGACCAGCTTAACCGCATCGGCCGGCAGCGCACTCTCCAGGGCGGCGTAGACCAGCGCGTGATGGTAGTGCCCTAGTGCGTAGGTGACGCGGTTGGGTTCGCCCCCGTCAATCGTCCGGCCCTCCGCCACGGCCTCCAGCATCAGGGCAGCCTGGCCCTGGCAGATGAGACCACTAGACGGCTTGAGGCGCGGCGGCCCATCGGGCTCCGAGGACATCAGCAAGGACCGCCGGGTGTTCTCGGCGATATCCTTTAGAGCCTCCTCGAGATGCTCGGGGACCATATTACTGATCCCGTGGTGGTATGCCTCTGTTAGCAGGGCATGCCAGGATGGGTATTGTTGTTTCTCTAGCACTTGATGTACTCGATCTTGGTTACTTCGACAGGCTTAACCTCGGGGCACTCGATCTGGTCTGGATCGTCCTCGTAGGGTCGCATGTCCTGGCACTCGGTTAGGCCCTGCTGGTAGGTAGTCTGGTACAGCTTCCCCTTAAACCGGAATACCTGGTTGATAAACTTGTACCAGCGGCGGCTCTCGCCTTCCCTGATATCTACTAGCTCCACTACAGTATTGTCGTGGTCCTCGTAGGCTAGGTCGCGTAGGAATGTTTTGTTGAACTTCATTTGCTTAGTGGTTTCGTGAGTATGGAAGGTTCCGGTCTAGTGAAAGCGGCCCCAGGCGGTTGCCCAGGGCCGCAGAAGTCCTACTTAGAGTTAGGCTTGAGGATCACCTTGGTCTTATTAGGGTCCTTGTCGGCAGGGACCGTCATAATCATGACCTGCTCGCCGATCCAGTCTGTCGGCACCTTGCCCTTGCGGTCGTCGACCTTAGGCCAGACCGCGCAGTTCACCTGGTGCCAGGTCGACTTCTCGTTTGGGGACTGCCCCTCCCACCAGTTGAGGTAGAAGAGAACTGGCTCTGGGTGTTGTCCCGCCGTGTCGATGGTCAAGCAGAGCCGCTTGGTCACCGGGTTCTTAGCGTCGGGGTCTGGGAACGGGTCGTAGGCCTTCAGGCCCGTGATGGTGCAACCCTTCCACTGCTGCATCTGCGGCAACGGCTCACGGGGTTCTGGCTTACCTTCGGCTCCTGCGTCTGACAGGGGAGTGAAGTTCAGTTCTTCGATTGGAGTATCATCCATCTTCGTTTTTCTGTTTTTCGGTGTTTCGTGTTAGTGCGTCGAGCATCCCGCGCAGTCCGCCACCTTGAGTGGTACCGAACTCGGGGAGTGCTGAGGCCAGAGATGCGATTGCTCTGGCGAGTGCCACCTTGTCGCTGGGGGCGGAAGCTCTGAGGTCGTGGAGCATTGCCACGACTTCGTCTTCGATTAGTTGTTTGATGTTTGCCACTGGTGGGCGAGCCAGTTTAACCACATGGCTCAGGTGGGGACCGATGTTCGAGGGAGGAAAGACTAGAAACCCCCTTCTGCTCCCCATTGTAGGGGCCGTGTGGGCGGTGTCAACATTAAATGTCGGCCCATGTCGACCCGTGCCCACCATCAGCGGTGAAGTCGACGGCGCCAAGGAGCTCCGGGTACGCTGCGTTGGCGGCCTCGCGCATAACCTCCGCGTATTCCGCGCCCCGGCCCTGGATGTCGCCGACAAGCTCGTCGTGAACTGACAGCACAGGGCGCAGGCCGGCTTCCTCGCAGGCAACGAGGGCGTGGCGCATCAACAGGGCCGCGCCCCCTTGTACCTGCATCGACACCGCATTGTTGATCCGCTCCTCGGCGCCGTAGATCAACAGCGAGCCATCGATGCCCATGACAATCCGCTCGACGGTGGCGTCCCGCGTGGTCTTCTCCATCCAGTCGGCGAGGACACTAAAGCGCCGAAGGTAGGAAGCCCTGAAAATGTCCGCCTCCTCTACAGAGCACCCGATGGCGATGGCGAGCCGCTGGGCCTTCATGCCGTTGAGGATGCCAAAGTTGATCTGCTTGACCGCGAACCGCTGCTCCTTCTTCAGGGTCGCCGGGGTCGCGTCGAAAACCTGGCAGGCCGTCGCCGTGTGGAAGTCCATCCCAGGGCCGAATGCCGCGAGCAAGTTCGGGTCGCCGGACAGCGCCGCCGCCACCCGCATTTCCACCTGGCCGAAGTCGGCACCCGACATGTAGCCCGTGGACCCTGTGAAGCAAGCTCTGAAGCGGAGCGCCAGCCCCATCTCGATCTCGCGGGCCGTCTTGTTCTGCTTCGGGACCTGCCCGAGGTTCGGCTCGGCGTGGCTGAACCGGCCCGTTTTAGTCATCAACGTCCTGATTTGCCCGTGAACTGGGCCGCCCTCCAGCTTCAGGGCGAAGTCCCGGTACTTCTTGACGTAGGATCGGTACTCTAGGAGCGCCAGGGCAAACGGATCGCCGGCGTCGGCTAGGGGTTTGACCACCCGCTTGCCGTCCGTTGAGGGCTTGAGCTTGCCCCAGTCCTTGTACTTCCACTTGAACCTTCGCAGGAACGACTGGTACTCTGGGGTACTCACCTCGTCGCGCCACTTCTCACAGGTGCGCCGGTAGCCGGCCTGCTCTGAGAGGAACGACAGGAGTTGGTCGCCGCTATTCGGGTTGCCGTCGAAGCCATGTCCCTTCAGGGCCGCCACCTGCTCGGCCACCATCGGCCCGAGGACCCGGCGCAACGCTGTCACCGGCTCTTGAAGGACCACGACGCCCCGGTCCTCCATGCGTTGCACAACCTGCTCGACTTGTTCGTCGAGGCGGTGGTAGCTGTTCAACCTCAGCGCCCTCCGGTGCAGCCGGTCGGTCTTCAGGAGGTCGTCATCGAGGTATGCCAGAAGACGTGGATCCCAGTCGTTGAGGCCCCGCCGCAACAAGTGGATACTGTTCTGCTCACCTTTAGGGCCGAGAAGCTCTGGCAAGGTCGGCAGCTTCTCCCCTGGGAACAAGTCATCGAGGGACTTCTTGCCCGCCGTATTCTTGTGGTATTGGGCGGCCATGGTATCCAACCAAGGCTTCCTCGGGTGAGCGTTCATGGCATGGATGTCGAATCTACCATTATGGAATACAAGGTTCATCCCCTCCAACTCATGTTTCATCTCATTCCATTCAGGGTGGCCGCAGTCAATGTAGAACACGTCGGTATAACCGCTCGGCAGCAAGCCTACGATCCACGCCTTGTCCCTAGAGCGCGGTCCGATTACCTGCAAGCCATCCGTTTCCGAGTCACAGATGAACATGTGACCAGGGAATCGGGAGTTTAAGGTCTTAAGTTTAGCTGCATCCAGAAACATATTCACTCCATCTAGTTAGGTTACAGTCTCGGCAGACACATTGTAAGTTCGCGGGTAAGTTATACCCCCCTACAGCTAGAGGTTTAACGTGGTCTAGCTCTCTAGTGTAGACACCGCAGTCTACACATCTATTCCCATAGTACGCCCACAGAGACAGGACTTGCTCTGTATTCAGGCGTCCACGGCACCCGTACCGTTTGGCCCTAACATTACTACTGGACGCGAAGTTTCTGGCTGCGTACCTATCAGGGCATCGCCGAACCCAGCCCGTATATATCTGCCGGACCTTATCCGCGTTCTCAGCTCTCCACCGCTTACACCGAGCTGACTCCTCAGCCTTATTCCTGCTATAGTACGCCCTACTATACTCCCGCACTTTATGCTTATTAGCTCTACTCCATACGGCTTGGTCCTTGCGCTTCTTCTCTTTATTGGCTGCATTCCATTTGGCCGTACTTGTGTTTGTGCAGCTCTTGCATGCAGCCCTGTACGCACCGGTGGATGCACGTTTATAGAAGGCCGTAAGCGGTAGTACCTCACTACACTTCGAGCAACTCTTGTCCATCACGCCCACCTCGCATACAGATCGGTCGGCAGCCACACGTGGTACCTCGCCCGCGTCAGCGCAACGTAGGCCACCTTCAGCATCTCCGGGTCGCCATTGTCCAGGGCCATGAGCTTCTGCTTAGACCAAGGGAGCATGTAGATACTATCAGACTCGTGGCCTTTCGCCGCATGGATGGTAGTAACCGCCAGCCCATCGACCCCCTTAGTGCCAGGGACCACACCCACCGCCGTTAGGTCGTGGCGCTGGATGTACTTATCGACGGTATAGCGGCTCAGGCCCATCACGAGGCCTTCGAGGGGCGCGTTGACCATATCCCAGTGGTGAACCATCGTGGGGTGCGGGGCACTGTAAAGCTCTGGATCGTGCCAGGCATGGGGCGCCAGGACCGTCGAGGCGATTTCCGTTGCAGGCCTACCCATCCGGTAGCCGGGCGACATATATTCCTGGCGGTCGGCCCATTGCCACGCCGCCGGTTTCTCGCCGGGGAGGTAGCCCTTGAAGCCGCCGAAGATCGCCTGCCCTTCGTCTCCGCAGGCAAGAAGCTCGCCGCCGGGGGCCACCATTGCTAGTGCCGCGCAGGTTTCCAGTCGGCTCGCGTCCTGGGCCTCGTCGTAGGCCACGAAGGGGTAGGGGTCGTGGATCATGGGGGCTCCTTGATCGAGCCACCTCGCGAGGCCCACGGCATGTCGCTGATTGGGAGTCACCCTCCCATAAATCCAGGAAGGTGCCGGGCCGTCTGTTGGGGACCACGCGTGGAGCGCCATCAGCATAGGATCTTGCTTTTGGCGGCCAGGGGCAGCACTGACATAGTCCCGGAGGGCCACGTCGTTGCGGTCGTTGATGGCCCTGGCGCGGTAGGCCTCGGCAGACCGCTTGCCGCTGTGCTGCATCTCGGCAACCGGTTTGACATGGTTCCACGACCTCTTGTAGATCGTGTTAGCGACTTCCTCTGGGACGCCCTTAGCGTGGAGCGCCTGGGCGGCATCCCGGCTGTAGGTCACGATCTGCCAGGGCGCGGGCCAGTCCCAGCATTCCTTGACTAGGCGGGTCGTTTTACCTGTTCCTGGAAATCCAGAGCGGACAGTGAGGGTCACATCGGGGCGGTACCTACTGGACACTACCGGTCCCCCTCCGCCGTCAGCTCGGCCAGGCGCTCGCCCTCGGCCTCGAAGGCGTCGATGTCGCAGTCGGTGCAGACGGGCACCGAGAAGTACCACGGGCTGTATAGCTCCGTCCGGCAGATGGTGCAGGTTTGCATGGGCTCTAGGTTAGTCATCAGGGTTCTCCGCGTCAATGCCACTGGCGCAGTCGGGGCAGGGTCGATGCTTAGTAGAACTGACAACATACGGCACAAGTTCCTGGCCGCTGCCGCCGCAAGTCCCGCACGGCTTGGCGCTGTTGGCTGCGAGCAACTTTCTCGCACTCTTGATCGTGAGTAGGTAGATTTCCTGCAACTCCCTCATGTTCGGAGCCTCAAGGATCTGCAAGACATCCGCGAGCTTCTCCCGCAGCGCGGCAGCTTCGGCTTCAACTTCCCGCTTTTCATCTGCGAGTGTGGCGAAGTCCGCTTGCCAGCTCTTCAATGCGCGGCGCACCCCTGTAACAGCAAGCGCCTCTTTATGCGCTTGGTGCTGCTCTGGCGGTACATGGGACCGTAAAACCTCTACTACGTTCAGAGCCTCCGCAAGCTCGGCCCGCAGCGCGGCGGCTTCGGCGCTCAGGGTGTCGCGCTGCTGCTCAAGCCGCTCGTGGCTGCGAGCAAGGTCTACGATTTGCGGGTTTAGGCTCTGAAAGAATGCGTCGAAGTTATCCATCGTTCCCCTCCAGGGCTGCTTCGATCTCCATGAGGAACGCGCCGTCGTAGTAGTGCGCGTCAAGGTTTTCTAGTCGGGTCATAGCCTCCCGCAGCAACGCCTCCAACGGCGCAGGGTCAACGAGTCGGGCGGTGATGCCGCCGGTTTCTGCGACTTCTGCGCTAGTCCAGGTGATAGCCTTCTGGTCGAAGAAGTTGAACTCAATCCACTCGTCTTCCCCTTCTGGGTGGCGATAGATGGCGCTTTCTTCACACCGGCAGTACAGCACATTGCTCGGCAACGCCTCGATGTCGGCGGCGGTGAGTGCGGGGAGTTTGGTCATTGGTTTCTCCATGTAAGTGCGTCAGCCTTCCCGCGCAGCACTAACCACGCATCGCGCAGACGAGTGCGCCACGAGTGCAACCGCATCGGTCGTGCGTAGGCCCACCCGTTTCCGGTGTCTGTGGTTGGATCGTTGTCGGTTAGGTGTTCTCGTTGGATCATTGTTCTGTGTCCTCCTGCGCCACAAGCGCCTCGTAGAAAGCCAGCATCCCGGCTGGGGTTAGGAGCCACTGCTCAAAGCAGAAATATGTGTCGCCATCTAAGAACAGCCGGGAGTGCTGCATCCGCAGTTTGTGCGTGAGAAGTGCAAACCGCTCCATTGACGGCGGCAACGCCAGTAGCACGGCTTGGAATACCGAGGGATGCAGTAGCCCCTCCATGCTCAAGCAGTCCTTTGGATTCTCTACAAGCAGTTCAACTTCGTGGGGTTCCTCAAAGGTCTGCCACTCAAGGGATGGCAGCAGCGCCGCCACCCTCGGCGCGAGTTCGGCGGCAAGTGCTGTTTGCTCTGGTGTTGGTTGGGTACTAGACATAGTGGTGCACTAATGCGGCCACAAGTAGCGCGGCCAGGATCAAGGTGAAAGCGAGGCCAACGGTGGCTTCGTCAATGTGGGGTTTTCGGCTAGTCATCGGCCAGAGCCTCCTTGAGTTGGCGGTGTGGGCAGTCAGGGGCGCACTCTTGCTCCTCATCCTCTCGGCAGTAGAAGCAGTATTTCTCGACTTTCGTACCAGTCAGGTGAACCAGGAAGGGCCACTCTTTGCCGACAGCCTGCGCCGCCGCCAGGATCGTGCGGAGTTTGGCTGCCTGTGAACGGATGTTCTTACCCTGCTCTACGGCATCGGCAATGTAGGCAAGATGCTCTGGTAGGTGGTCACTCACGCCGCACCCTCCTGCTTAACGAACTCCTTGAGCAAGTCGAGAAGCTCTAGTGCGTCGTTGATGGGGATGCGGACGATCGGATGGTGGCCAGCCTTGCGTAGGTAGAGTGCCTTGCCAACACAATCTCTAGTGGTGACGAAGTGTGCGCTGTAGCTCTCGCCGTCCTTGACCTTCCACTCGATTGATTCGATTGGCTGGCTGACAGGGCGGCGCTTGACTGTGATGTTACTCATCGTCGGCTCCCTGCTCTAAAGCGGCGATGCGATTACCGTGCGAGTTCAGCCTCGCTGTCAGCACAAACAGCGATAGCGATAACATGACCACCGCGAACACGGTTGCCGCGCTCGGGCCGCGTCGTTCGGAGCTACTCACCAGCGCCACCCCCTCGGATACCCGGAAACGGCGGCACGGGGCAGACTGCCTCCAGCTCTGCGTTGGTAGCCCCCTGCTCCGCAACCTCGGCCTGGATCGCGCGGGCATCTGATACAGCCCACTCCGCGATATTGGCACTATGAAGTTGGTTGTCCGAGGCCGCATACCCAGCCGCAATCGTCGCCGCCAGCATTTCGAGGTGCCGCCTTTCGACGGGGCACTGAAGTTTGTCGTCTGTAGTCATTTTGCTCCTCCAGAGCTGGTTGCCCGGCGCCGGCTCTCAAGGTCCCGCTCGCCGACAAGTTTACCCAGGGTACCGTCGGAATCGATGGCTGTCAACGGGATCTCCCAGTAGTGGAAGGACCCGCGCTTCTTCCTGCCGATGTCCTCCAGGTTTTTCTGTGTGACCCCGCTGAAAGCCTGGCACACCTGCTGCATCAGCGAGACGGCCAGGAACAACGTGGTCTCGCCGTCGCTGTGCTTGAGCCACGCCTTGCCCTTGTTGATCGCCTTGTTGTCCTCGCGGACCGGGGCGCCCTCGAGGAAAGTCTGGCCGATGTACCCGGCGTCGGCGGCATCGCGGACGTGCTGGCGGAGGGTGTCCTTGAACTCGTCAAAGTCATCACCGAGAATCTTCGAGTGGCGGGTCGTCGCGTGGAGGTGCCGCTGAAAGGCTTTCCACCAGAGCATCTCCAGGGCCAACGGCGATTGCCCTAGGGTGTCCTCGGGGCAGTCCCCCATCTGCGACAACAGCCCCAGGACCTCCTCACGGTTGGCTAAACTTGCAACTTCCTCCGACCGGGGGCCAACGGTGAGGACGTACCCTTTAGTCTTGCCCCGCTCTGTGTTGGTCTGCATCGTGACAGGCGCCCCGAAGAGCAGCTCAGCCTCCGATGCGGCCTCCGAGGGCAGCACGATCTTCTTCTCCTTGACGTTGCCCCAGCCGCTCTTCCAGCCATTCAAGAAGTGCGACTCGAAGTCGGCGGCGTCAAAGACGGACTCGCCGGCCTGCGCTGGACAGACCCGTCGGGCGAAGTCGATGGCCTTCGCCTTGAAAGCCTGCGTCGGCTTCTCGCGGCCCCAAATCCGGCCCATGATTTCCCCCGTGTGGAACCCGAAGTGGCTGAAGGTGCCCCCCGGAATGCAGTCATCGGGCATATGCACTAGCAGCGTGTCGAAGAGCCTGTGCAGCTCCGTCGGCATCGCGGGCGCGTTGTTCTGCGAGGGCGGCCGGCAGAGCTTCTGGTAGGCGCCGAGGGGCATCTCCGGGAGCCTGTCGAGGTCCAGCGGCCGCTCCCACTCGTAGGAGCCGCGCCCCGCCTTACCGTCGGCCACAGAGCCGGGAAGCATGAGGCCCCGCGAGCCAACGGCCGACGCAAAGAGGTCGCCCTTGAAGCCGCCGGTGTCGAAGTTCCGGGCGGGGTGCCGCAGCTCGTGGCCCGAGGGTGCCCTGAAGTAGATGTGCAGGCCGCCGCTCACCGTCCGGGCCACCGCGACGCCGGCCGGCAGCGGGTCGATGGGCGACGCCACCCGCCAGAATGCCGTCAGGTCGGCCCCAGGGACATCCACATCGACGATCACCAGGGCGGTCGGGTCTGTCGGCTTCGGGACGAGGCACCAGCCAGTCGAGCCTACGGCGCTTCTCAGGGCATCGGCGGCCTGCTGCTGCGAGAGCTTAGACCAGCCGGGCAGCCGGGGGCCTTTGTCGTAGCCTGTAACGGGGAGGACGGTGTAGCCCCGAGCGAGGAGCGCGGTGGCGGTGGCGGGGTTGGGGGTGGGGTTAGTGGTCATCGGTGATTGGCGCCTCGCCCCAGGGTTCTAGGATGGCGTCGAGGCGGATCAACATTACAGCGAGCTGCACATCGTCGTTAGCCTTAGCAGTGTCGGCCATCCAATCTCGGAACTTTACTAGCTCTGTGATAGTGATGTCCGTCAGGTGACCTTCGGGGTCGGGGTGGTTGAGGCTCATGTGGAGTGCCCTCGCGAAGTTACAATGACACTTAGGATCATCAAGGCAAGAAACAAGGCTACAGGGATTAGGGTCGGCGACAACACCCACCACCAAGACCAGTCGATTACGCCACCCAGTTTTAACCCAACGAATAGGATTGTGAGGAGAGAGGTGAAGCTCATACCAGGGCCTCCACGAGCCACGAGGCCAGTTGCCAGCAGGCCACGCCGATTAGCCCTACAGAGATCGCCCCGTTGAAGAGCTGCGCCCGGAGGGTCTTCTTGTTGGCGCCGCGAACCCAGGCGTAGCTCAAGAGGCCTAGTAAGGTGAACAGGAGCAACTGCACCCTACTCGACCTCCAAAGTCTCAATGCGCTGCTCTAAGGCAGAGACAGACCGCTCTATGCCAACCTTTACCCATTGCAGGGTAAGTAGCACTGTAACGAATAAAACCCATCCTGCAATAAGTCCATACATGTGAGCGTCGGCGCAGTCGTGATCGCTCATTACTCAACCCTCCCAGGCCACTCGTAGCCCTGCTGCTGGAAGTAGAAGGCGAAGACCTTCCGCATGAAGGCCGCTCTGCTGAGGTCGTCAGCGGCGGCCGTGGAGTCCACTAGCTCGAGCTGTAGCGCTGAGAAGTAGACCGATACCTTGATGTCGTTCTTCATCGGAGGCGCAGTCTACCAGAAAACAACACTGGTTCAACCCTAAAACGGGGTAACTCTGGTTAAACCCCGAAAAAGGGGTGCTCTTTCTACCAGGTAGGAAGAGTGTCTATTTCGACGTACTCTAGACGCTGATTCGACATTGCCCTAATGTCCCCAAATCCCTTAGAGTAAAGGACTTAGGGTAGATCGGGAGGCCGATTCGCCATTTAGACGTGATTCGCGTTTTGCCGAAAAGGTGAATCCGGTACCAGACTTACGGTATTCTGAAAAACGCCTCGTTTCTGGGAAACGGCGAAAACGTCGAAACGGTCGTAAGTCCTTTACAGCAAACAAGGTTGGACAGCGAGAGGACGTCGAAACCATGTCGAACGCCGACCCTCGATGGCGAACGCTCTAAAGAGGGGCCGCCAGCAACGAGAAAGCGGCGGGGACCACTTCAGAGCCACCGCCGCAAGTGCAGTATATTGCACACCCCCTGGTTAACGGTGTTAAGTGTCCCCCTCCCACAGCCAACAGGCCCCGACAGCCGCCACGAGGAGCCCGAGGCCGACTAGACCCGTGGCGACCATGCAGACGCCGCCAGCGACCAAGAGGGCCGCCGGCACTTTAGGCATCGAGTTGTCACTCATTAGAGCCTCCCACCATCGCTAGGTGGTCGCGCCAGTCTACCAACTCCTTTTCAAGTTGTGCGATCTTCTGCCGGGCGTAGACCTGCTCGATTTGAGGTAAGTTCTCACGCAGGGCCGCAATCTTCTTCCGATTCATCTCCCTTTTAGTGCTAAGCCAGTAAGACTCCAACCTTTCTTCGATCAAGTCTAGCGCATCGGTCGGGACATGCCAATCAGGTTCTTCCTCTCCCGCAGGGAACCTCTCGCAGATGGCGGTGTATCCCTCATCAAACCAGACGCACAGCTTGAGTTGCCAGGCTTCGTCGCCAGGGTGCATCAGGTCGTAGTGCCCGCGTTCGCTGTAAATCCAAACTTTAGTGATGTTGTTCATTTGTGTCGTTGGTCTAACCTTCAGAGCCTCCAGCCACCAGCCGGGCCGCCCTGACCACGGCCCCCATAGCGAGGCCGCACCGCCACTTGTAGTGCTTCCAGGCGCTGCCACTGTCGCTAGGCGGCGTATCTTCGCGAACCGCGTCGAGGGCCGCCAGCGAGCGGCGCAGGGTGTCTAGGTGGTCAGTCATTTAGGGCCTCCGGCATCGAGGTAGTTCAGTACATTGTCTACACCGTCTAGGGCCGCCCTGGCGTATTGCTGGGGGGCGCGAACCCCTACGGCCAGCCGCCATAGGGTGCGCCGGAGTTTCTCATTGAGGGCGTTGGACATGGTTAGGGCTTGCTTGGTGCTAAGTAGGTCTGCGGACAGTTGCGCCTCAGATTTACCTATTGCGCCCTCCACGGCTGCTAGGCGGGTGGCGGCGTCATACAGAGCGTACTTCTGGCAGCCTTTGCAGTTTGTGGTGAGCATCTCGGTTGTCAAGCGGGTGCCAGCGCCCCCGCAGGCGGGGTGTCCTTCCAGGTCTAGATGTAGTTTAGACATATGTGTCTCCTTGGTTAATGTCGCAGGTTTCACTCATTAGAGCCCTCCACCGCAGGGCGACAGCACCCGTCGCACCCGTGTAGGCCGTAGCCCGGCGCACCGTTGGCTTCGAGCCACGCCACGCTATCAGGGTCGGGGTGTCCGACGCCGTGCGGGCAGAGTCGCTCGACCAGGCCGCTAGGGCGCAGGCTATAAGGCCAGTCGTTCATGGTGTGGGCCGTTGGGTTGTGGAAAATACAACGCTGGCCGGCACACTGTTCAGGGCTGTGCGCCCATTTTGGGGTTGGTGGTTGGTTCATTTAGGGCCTCCCCAGGAAAGCTAGGGCATCCTCGAGGCAGTCGAGGGGCCCCACCCAGTCAGTGCCCGCGCCTTGCCCGTACATGAGACCAACGTACCAGCCGCCGTCCTTGAGGTCAAAGACCAGTTCGTCGCCATCGGCGGTCCGCAGCTCGATGCCGCCCGGCCCGGCTGATCCGGTGACCAGCCAGGCGCCGCGAGTTGGGATGTTGGTCACTTAGAGCCACCTCCACTGTTGCAACTACCGGCAACCGCGTCCACTACCAGCAGTCCGACATAGTGCGTCATCGCGATGGTCAGGTAGTTTATCGTATATCCTGACCCCGCTAGGACACCAATGCCAGCCAGCACAAGCCATGCACAGAAGCCCAGCGCCAAGAACTTGCGGTCACTCATCAGAGCCACCCTCCTGCGGGTCAACCAGCTCCAGGGCTTGTTCGAGAAACTCCACCGCTTCCTCGTGGTCGCCGAAGAAGTGGTGCGCCCATCCGAAGCCATCTTTGAGGATCGACAGGCGCAGATTGCCCGTGGTGGGGTGAAGGCTCGCCGACACTTTGGACGCGAGCTTGGTTTGTTTATTTGAGATCATTTTTCTACTTAGAACTCGGGACTACTTCAGGGCCCTTAGAGATTGACATGGCAACCTCGTAGGCTTTCCCAGCGTCAAACGCCTCAGCGACGGCCAACTCAGGGCTGGCGGTGTCTACTTCGGCTTCAAGGGTGACAGTTTCCTGCCAGGTTACAGTGTATTTAGTCATGGTTTACTTAGTGCTAGTGCAAGAAGGCCGCGAGCCATCGACCGGTTGACCGGTTTCGAGGCAACACTCACAGCCGGGGCATGGTTTGGTGTCAGTCATTAGTCTATCTCAGGGCCAAGTGTCTCAAAATGAGACTGTCACTGCCCTAAGCCCGCACACCTCTAGGGCGCACGGGCGTTAGCTGTGGGCGGGGCGGCTACTGGCAGCCGGCGCACCACTCAGGGCGGACAACTTTTTCGGGGTCTCGGGTTTCCCCGATTACAGCTCCGCAGGTGTAACAGGTTAAGGTGTAGACGGTCACTGACTGTTCCTCCACATCATCAGAGCGGCTTCGAGTAGGTCTTCGACATCACTGCCCCGGACTACTGTTACCTGGTTCCGGCCCTCCTTGCTAGGCTGGACGAAGTGTAGATTGCCAGTGTAGGCGATAAACGCCCAGCCGCCTTTCCACCTTACCTGCCGGATAGGGCGCTTGTCGATACCGTCGTATTCGATTTTTACCGAGCTCACTTACTTTTCTCCTCCTCATAGCCGTCAAACCAACGTTGGCCCCGGCTATTGACACCGTGCGTCGATTCGAGCCGACAATGGGCCTGCGCTTCTTCCAGGGTCAGGCCGCGCTTAACCGTCCGGCCCCCTGGCGTACCATTGTTGACGAATCGTACGATTTTGTACGTTCCAGGGCTTACCGGGTTCCGCAGCTCGCGGCGCATAATCATGCGGTGGCGGTACTGCGGCTCGTTTTCACGGTAGCTCCGCAGGTCTTGCAGCGCGTCGCCTACTTCTTCGCAGTCGTAGATGGTCAGGTCTTCCCAGCGCGTCCCGTAGTGACCTTGGAGTACGTGCAGGTAGCGGTATTTGGTTTCAGCTTGTGCCATGGTGTCTATTTTTCCTAGTGCCCCACCGGATTAGCAGGGCTTCACTGCCGCAAGCCCGCGCCGGTCGAGCCGGAACGGGCGTTAAGGGGTTGAGAGACTAGGGTGATGTTTGCTTCCCGGCGTCCGCCGCATCTGCCGTGTTTAGTTAGGGGCGGTTTGTTTTTAGCTAACCTAGCCTCTCACTGCCGCAAGCCCGCCAGCCCCGGAGGACTGGCAGGCTACGTCGGCTCAGAGAGTAGTCTAGATGGGCTCGCCGTCTTCGTCAACTTCTTCGGCCTCATCTGAGCCGGGGGCATAGTAAGGGTCACTAATGGCCCAACCGGCGGGGTCGGAATCGTCTGATTTTGCAATAGCGTCCTCAGCGGAGCCGGCTTCGATGATGGCAGACACTTCTTGCTGCGTTATCCAGGTAACTTTGTAGCGCGGCACTAGATCACCCTCCCTTTCGCAATCTCACCCTCGACCCCGAATCCTTCCAGGGCATACGCGAGGGCCAGGTCTTCGTCACGGGTGGTCAGTGCCCGGCGGCCATCGGCCCCAAGGACAAACCAAACCGGGCGGCGGGGCCTCGTGGTGCGGCCAAAACCGTAGCGGCGGCGGGGCATCACTTAGAGCCCTCCCCGGTTTCACGGTCGATCAGGGCGCGCATCTGTTTGACGTGCCGCTCGACCATTCCCTTTTTGAAGCAAGCAAGCTGCTCAGGGTTCTCTAGCACGTCTTCGGCGTAGACCGTGGCATCGATCAGGGCAGCCAGAAGTTCCTCGTTAGTCTGCTCGAGCAGTTCAATCCGCGCTTTAAGGTAGTCGCTCATGCCGCGCCCTCCCCGCCCGTAGCCTTTGCGATTGTGGCACGGTCCCAGTGTGAGTGTTTGTGAGTAGTCATTTTTCTATCAGTGCCCATGCGGGCTAGGGTTCAACAGTTGAGCAGCCCTAGGGCCGCGTGATTTGGTGCCGGTCTAACGCTCCCGGCGGCGGCACTATTTAGAGCCTTGTGTGCGGCTACCCATTTGGGCCGCGTATTTATTGCAGATACGCAATGCAGGTTCGTTTTATAGTCCATGGCCGGACTTCCCCTATCTTTCCCAAGGTTGCCAGCCCGCTAGGGACTGACAGCCCAGCCCAGCAGCACCATAGCGCAAAGGGCCAAGTAGAATACGGCACTTATCGCCGTGCTAACCGATTGGCGGGCGGACCGCTTCACGAGTTGCTCAGCCCCATCTGCTCAGCTACTTCAGAGTAGACCATTTCATCGACCGACCCTACTTCCGGGCCACATTCCAGTGCACCGGGTCGGTAGGCGGATTGGCTCAAGAACTCGTATAGCTCAGAGCCTTGCCCGCCGTGGAAATCAGCGGCAAGCCAGTAGGCGGCAACTTGAGCGACAAACTCCGCCTCGGGGCCGGAGTCGCAAAGGGCGGAAGCCGCTTCACGACAGTTGTGCAAGATTTCGTATTCCATGATTCTATTCTAGGGCAGAGGCTCAGGGGGATCCCTTCGCCGTTCACGCCTGAAGCCCCGCACGCGACTACGCGCACGGGGCAGGGCACGACAGTGTGTCGTAGTCTAGCAGGTTACCTTATCCTGTTGCTTACCTGACCATACCAGACCATCATAGCGTAGCTCTTCAATGACTTCAGCGCGGCTCATACCTGCGAACAGGCGTAGGACACTATCACCGAAGATTAAGGCGTAGCATTGATTAACAGGAAGGAAGCGTACAATCATCATGTTTCTATTCTAGACAGTGGCGCAGGGGGAATCCCTTTGCCGCGATGCCTTACCTTAATCTATATCGACACCCAAGTCACCAACATTTACCCTAAATCCACGGTATTCGCCCAAGTTTCCAACCCGCACAACCGTGCCGCGCGCCCACTGGCCCACAATCAAACGTTCGTTTCACTTAGTGCCCATGCCGAACGCCCGTTTCAAACGCCCACTTGAATCAAACGTTCGTTTCAATCAGTGCCCGCTGCCCGCTGTTGCTACTGAGACGCAATCTCAACAAGCGAGGGGTGGGGGCCATCCCCCGAGCCGGGTACCCCCCGCCCCAGGGCACTCGGGTACTCTCCCGCCCCGCGCCGAAAAATAAATGTGACAACCCGTCGGCACATCCAGGGCATAGCCGACATTCCGTCACACGCAAAAATAAATATTGCACACTAACCACCGCCGTGTTAAGGTGCGGCGTGCGTATAGGTTTCAGCTCCAACCACCTCGCCGACGAGAACGGCAACCCGACCGGCGGCAGTACCCAGGGTACAGGCTTCACAATCGCTTGGCAGCACGGCCCACTAGGTCGCGGGGCCGACCACCTAGAGCCCAACGGTGCTTTCGTCGAGGACGTCATCGACGCGGCCCTCGACCGTATCCGCTACATGACCGAGGCGAATGGGGGTAGATTCGACTGCCCGGAGAACCGGCAGGCGCTCCGCCACTTAGAGCAGGCGCTAGAGGCTCTAGACTCCCGAACCCGGCGCCGGGAGTCAGCCGGCGTCGAGGGAACCCACGCGGCGGAGGTATAGCACGTGCCAAGCTCCCCAGCCCCAGGCAGCGACAGCGGCTCGCTAGTCGACACAAGCAACTCGTCGACAACCCCCCTTAGCGGCGCCGCCACGTTCACCGGGACCGCGACCGACGTGAGCGACTACAATCGCATCTCAGTGTTCATCGACACCGACGTCGACGGCACCCTGAAGATGCAGTTCAGCTCCGACGGCACGAACTGGGACCGCACGAAGCCGGTCGACATCGACACATCCATTGCCGACGGATCGACCCACACTCTAGCTGTGGCAACCCAGTATTTCCGGGTCGTCGTCGAAAATGGGGCGTCCGCTCAGAGCCACCTCCGCCTGGAGACTATCCTCCACAAGGGCGACGGCGGGATGCTCTCGTCGAGCCCTGACCAGCGGATTTCGCGCCTCAACGACGTCCGCCTATCTAGGGTAGTCAACGACCCGACCTGGGACATGGCACGGAACCTCTACGCCGACCGGTTCGTCGTCCATAAGTTCGGCAGTAACCCGGCCACCCCGTCGGGCGAGCGCGACATCTGGCTGTGGGGCGCCCAGGCCGGCGCCGGCAACATCGACTACCCGTGGCCGACGGCGGCCGAGACGGTCAGGATCAAGTCAGGGGGTAACTCCAACGACACGGCGGCCGGCAGCGGCGCCCGCGAGATCACGGTCGCAGGGCTCGACGAGAACTGGGCGGAGGCCACCGAGACGATTGCCACCAACGGCACCTCCGCGTCATCGGCAACCACGACCACGTTCATCAGGGTCTACAGGGCCTACGTCAGTGAGTCGGGCACCTACGGCAGCGCCAACACGGGTAACATCGTCATCGAGAACACATCGTCGACCGATGTCCTGTGCGCCATCCAGGCGACGCGGGGCCAATCGCAGCTCACGATGTACACGGTGCCGATGGGCTACACGGCCTACCTGCGCGAACTCTCGTTCTCTGTTGACACTTCCACCAACAAGGAGTTGACGATCCGCATGTACCAGCGGCGCGACGCCGATAACACGTCATCCGATATCAGGGCGCCCCGCCTGGTCTACGCGGCCGATGGTGTCTCGGGGCCGCAGGCCATCGAGTTCCAGTCGCCGCCGTCGTTCCCAGGGAAGACCGACCTGTGGTTCACGTCGCAGGGCAACTCAGGGTCTAGCGTGTCGGTGGACTACGACCTGTGGTTGGCAGTCGACAGCATTGTGGATCCGCAGTAGGTGGCGTATTGTCAACCACTAGCGCCGTCAGGGGTTGACAATCCGCGTGTTACAAGTTGTCGGCCATTGTCACTTAGAGCCTGCACACTATCACAACGGATGTTAGTATAGGGCTCGCAATCTGCCTATACTAAGGCACCTACATGGGTAGAATCACGAACAGCGACATCTCCAGGTCCCAGGAACTCCAGGACCGGATCATCCAGCTCTGGGAGTGTCCCGTGGAGTTTGGCTCGCTGTGGCACCGTGGGGTCCTCCAGACCGACGGCACCCGGCGCAAGACCTACGGCTACGTCCACAAGGAAATCGCGGCCCACATGACGGCCCACAAGCGGTCGTCTCTAGTGGTCACGCGAAACCATGCGAAGTCCACTGAGGGCATCGACATCATTATGCACCAGAAGTGGCAACACCTGGACAAACGCATCATGCATATCTCGGCCGCCACAACCCTCAGCAAACAGCTCATCAACGAGCTACGCACGATCACACAGGGCGAGGTCGAGCTTCTCCCAGGGCTCGTGGTGCCGTTTAGCGAGTGCTTCCCCGAGCTAGTCGCCGTCCGGCCGCCTAGTGGTGCGCCCCAAGGGTCCTTCAATGTCGCCGGCCGAGCTGGCACGGGTCGCGAGCCCTGCTTCATGCCGTCATCCATCGGCTCTAACAGGGCCGGTATGCACCCGACGGACATCATCGCCGACGACCCGTCGAACGAACGGAACTCGACGACCCCCGTGCAGCGCCAGAAGGTCATCGACTCGATGCACCAACTCGAGCCGATCCTGCGCGACCCGTCGGACGGCCACATCTGGCACATCGGGACGCCCTGGGCCTTCAAGGACGTCTCATCAGAGCTTCCGAAGATGGGCTACAAGCAGTACCGATTCGGCTGTTGGGACGGCGTCAACCCGGATACGGGCCTGCGCGACGGTAAAGGCCCTGGCCGCACAGAGCTGGGCGCCCCAAACGACGGCGACTGGCCGCTGTGCCCTGCCTACATGAATGCGGAGGAACTTGCCGAGACGTTCATCTCGCTTAGGGACGCCGGCAACTACGAGTTCTGGGCCCAGCAGTACCTCGTCAAGCCCGTGGCCGCCGCCGATGCGCTGTTCGACGACACACTCATCAGCGCCACCACCCACCGCGTCGCCGACCACCTAGCGCTGCCCGCCGGCAAGAACATCCTCCTGTGGGACCCGACGTCGAGGGCCGATGCGAAGGTCGGCGACTGGAACGGCATCATCGTTGTCAGGGCCACGACCGCCGCCCACGTCACCCAGATGTGCGCCAAGAACCCTGCCTACGCGATCCCAGGGCTCGCGGAGATGGCGCCCGACTCGAATATCTTCTTCGTCGCCGAGGCCATCGAGCTGAAGGGGCCGCCGGCCGACTGTATGCCGGTCGTCCGCGAACTCCACGAAAAGTGGGGCCTCGACGAACTCTGGGTCGAAGACACCGGTGCCGCCTCGTGGGTCCAGAGTTGGGTCAACGACCACCACTGGGCCCGCGAGATCACGACCATCCCGATTAAGCTCGGCAGCCGAGGCGCGTCCAAGGATCGTCGCCTTCAGGGCACCCAGCTCGCCCTGCGCGAGGGCCGCCTCCGGTTCATCAGTAGCGCCCCCGGCTACGACATCCTAACCCAGCGCCTCACCGAGTTCCCGAAGTCCGAGTCGGACGATCTCCCGGACGCCCTCGCCTTACTCACGTGGCGCGGCCAGCGCAAGGGAAATCTTCCGAAAATAACTGTTGACCCCGACAGCCAAACGTACTACAATGCTGCGGCGGACCCGTCTTCTTTAGCCTACCGCCCCCCACGCCCTAGCTCATCTTGGTAAAGATCGATCTCCCCGAGGAAGCCCAGAAAGCGCTCGCCGTCACAGTCGCCGACGCGCAGACTTCTTTCAGGGGTTCGGTTCAGGGCGTCAAGCGGCTAATCAACGACCTCTACACGGGGCGCGACCCTGTGAGCGGCGGACTCCCGACTGGCGGCGTCCCCTGGGGCTCGACGATCACGGACCCGACGTCGACCACTAAATGGGTCTACCCGCAGGTCGGCGCGAACCTGGCCCAAGCACGGACGCAGCAGCTAGTTACAGAGCTTGTCCCGGCCGTCCCAGCCTTCCACATCGAGGCCCTGACCGCCGAGGCGACCCACCTCGTTGAGGAGCAGGCCGTCGTCATGCCGTGGCTCGCAAAATCGTCGGGCCTACGCAGGGCCATGCGGAAAACCGCCATGAACGGGCTCCTCGGCTCGCACTTTGGCGTCAAGGTTTGCATCGACCCCGGCGAGATCATCGAGAACCGCGTCCGCTTTGAGGCGATCCCGTCGAGCCACTGTGGCTACGAGCCGCAGCACCGGCGGTTCTACTGGCACCAGTATGCGACGCAATACTCGGACCTCAAGCACAAGCCGGCCCTAGATAAGTCCCGCCCAGAGCCTAACCCGTGGGACATCGTGCAGGTCACCGAGGTCTACCACCGTGGGTTCGCCTACGCCGGCAAGAAGTGCCCGATGTCGGTCTACGTCTCCCTCGGCGAAGAAGAGGTTGCTGAGAAGGTCTACGTCGCAAATAGCCCAACCCAGCGCCAACAGGCCCTGGGCGACTATGTCACAACTGTAGAGCTGCCGACGTGCCCCCTCCACATCGACCAGTTCCTCGATCCGGCGCCCGGCGAAGACATCTCGCCCCCCGAAGTCGCCTCCTGGATCCCAGTGCTCCGCTCGATCCACGCGGACCTTCGCCAACTCGAGGGCGAAGTCGGTAAGATCAATGATGTAGTGTTCCTCGAGAAGGGCGCCTTCGACGACAACGACATCGCCGCCATGCGGGACAACCCGTCGGGCAATACATTGTACGTGGAAGTCAAGGCCGACAATGCGATGGGCGAGTACACCGGCGTCTCCCACAAGGGCCGCCCGATGGAGCGTAACAGCGCCATCAACGAGATCCTAGCGTCTCTCCAGTACCACATGCAACTTCTCGATGAAGTTGTCGGCGTCAGCAGCCTCGACCGGGGCGTCGCGGCCAACCCCCGAAAGTCTGCCACCGAGGCCGGCGCGATCGTCCAGGCGAACAACCGCCGGACGCGCAGCCGCCTCACCATCATCGCCGACGCTTTCTCGGCCCTTGGAGGAATCCTCTATCAGTTCCTCCCAGACGCTTTCCCCTCGGGCGAAATCGTCATCCCGCTCGCAAATAACCTGAACCGACGCATCACCCTCCCAGACCCGGCAGTCGCCCGGATGTCTTTCAGGGTTGAAGCTGTCGAGCTGGGTAACCTGTCCAAACAGGGCCAGGTCGAGACGCACGCTGCCTCAATCTCCCTCCTAAGTAACATTAGACAGCAAGCGCCGGACCTCGTCCCACCAGGGCTACTCATCTCCGAGACACAGAAGTACCTGCGGGCACTGGGAAACAACGCCGCCGCCGACATGCTCAAGACACCGCTGCACATGGAAGGTCCACAACAGCGCATCCTGAACTACGTCTACGGCAGGACCAACGAGATCCCTGTCTACCCGCAGGACGACCACGAGCAGTTCATGGCCGCCTACCAGCAGGAGATCCTCAACGCGGCCACGCAACCAGGTTCCGCAATCCCCATCGGGGAAATCCAGTCGGCCCTGATGCAACACCAAGGGCTCATCTCTCAGCGCCCCCAGCCGGCCGAGCCACAATCGCCCGTCCCAGGGTTCAACGCGGAGGGCCAACTCGGCGCCGGCGCGATGGGTCCCGACGGCATCCCCGTCGACCAGATCCAGGAACTCTCCCTGAACACCTTAAGAGCCTAGCATGGCAACAATCGCAGCAACCCTCCTAGAGAACGGTGACGCAAACACGCCCCGCATCTACAAGTTTGAAGCTGTAGAGTGTATCACGGGCGACGACACCGACTCTATCGTCTTCGACGGCTTCGACTATGCCGTCATCTACAGTGTCGTCAACACCAACGACGCCGCGAGTGGCACCGGCAACCTCTACCTCAGAGCCATCTCCCAAGACGGCGGCGAGGCAATCAAGTTTCGCGGGCGCCAAGCCCCGACGGCTTCGACCGGCCTCCTCGTCTTTGAGGATGCGGTCGTCCTGACTGCCGGCCTCCAAGCCAACAATGTCGGCTGCGTCGTCACCAAACTCCCATCTGTCGGTAAGTTCGTCCACGATGGCGGCAACGGCGGCACGGCCCTAACGGTAGACATCATTGTCGAACTCCACCAGTAAAGACGTTAGCTGGGTCAGTAGCTACGACTGGCGCAAGCTCCGCGACCGTAACCTCGAGGTGCGCGGTCAGTGTGGTGGTTGCGATGATCCAGCCGGCCGCGCCCATTACCCTGAATGGAAGATGTCGTGCTGTGACGCCGCGCTCCCATCACCTCCAGTGCCTACCCCGGAAGACAAGGCCCTCTACGACGCGCACCTTGAGAAAGTCGAGCGCGGATACGAGGAACTGAAGGATCGCCAACTCCAACGAGCGGGCGCCGGCGACTGGGGCAAGGGCCACGACATCTTCCAGCTCCCCCTGGACTGCCCCGACCGCATCGTCCACTCGGCGGCCGAGATGAAAGCCGTCTACAAGAAATACGGCCTCGACACCGACAGCCACCGCTTCAAGCCAGGGCAAGGCCCCGGCACCGAAAATCAACGTCGCCGCAATGGCGCCGTAAGTCTCGACAACCACGACCGAGACCTGGGCTACTAGAGCCACTGGTAAGCTAGTTCCCAACCTTGTATTAGGAGCCACAGGTAAGCCTAACACAACACGATGACTGAACAAACACCACCCGAAGAAGCCGAACCTACTACGCCAGCCACCGAGGAGCCATTGGTAGACCTCGCGGAGGAGGTAGGGAAAGCCCTGAAGGACAAACCCGCTGAGAAGGCCGCAGAGCTTTCGCAGCAACTTTCACAGGAACTCTCGCCAGAACTCATCGCAAAGGTGAACAAGCTGGTCGAGTCCCAAAGCGGCAGTGCAATCGACGGTTTCAAGCGCAAAATGGAAGCCGACTTCGAGAAACGTCTCCAATCCGAGGGCTACATCAAGCCCGAGGAAGTGGACAAGCGGATCAACGAGTCCCTCCAGTTTGAGCGGCTGAAATCTGAGGCGGCACTCCGACTTGAGCGAACGCTGACCACCCTCGGTATCCCTGCCGGATCCGAAGCCTATCAGAAGGTCCAAAAGACCTACAAGGAAGGCCTCGAGTCGAAAGAGTTTACCGTACACACGCTCCTCTCAGAGCGGGGTATCAAGTCAGTTGCTTTCGCGGCAGGCGTCCTAGAGCCTACCAAGAAAGAGGAATCGGCTGCGGCCGGCCTCCTCGGCCTTGGCGCTCACACGACGATCAAGCCACGAGAAGCAGAAGCCAAGCACGGGGCACTCGACTCGCGGGTTCAGCAGCGGATGTTGGATGCGTTGAAGAATTCCTAGTTTAACCACTAAAAGTCCCCACCGTGGGCACAACAACTGATGGCTGGCCTCCCAACCACTGAAGCAGCACGCACCCTCAACACGATGGTGACGTCTGCGCTGGACGAATACTCCGGCGACCCTGCAAACTTCGTCAACGACGGCGGGTTCCTTATCATGGCGATGCTTGCCAACAACGGCCGCATCTTCAAGGTCAATGACGCAGAGCGCGTCGAACACCCTGTCCGTCACGGCGCCGATGCCGAGACGCAGACCCGCTATGTCGGCGACACCTTCGCAGGTGCCTCTAACAACTTCGGCCACGCACAAGCCGAGACCCTGACCAAGGCGCTCTTCACCATGAAGAACGTCACGGGCAACCTCAACATCCCCCAGAGCCTCCTCGACCGTCCCTCACGTCTCGCTATGTCCGATGTCCAGTACATCGTCAAGCGTTACATGGAGAACATCTTCGAGGAAGAAGAGATGTACCTGCTGCGTGGCGGCCCGTTGGCTACCTCTGATGAGGACCATATCGGCCCTTACAGCGGCGACGCACACTACTCAGCTACCTTAGGCTCAATGTCCCTCCTAGGGCTCATGGCTATCGGCGCGGGCACTACGCCCAATCCCGATACTGAGAAGTTCGGTAACATCGACTGTGACGCGACTGGCGACGGTGACGTTCGCTGGAAACCTCAGCTCTTCCAGGCGACCAACGCCGCACCTGCCACCTCGGCAGAACTCGCCGTGTTCCTGAACGACTGGGAACGAGCGATCCGCAAGACTTCCAAGTTCGGCGGCATCGAGAAGCCTACCCACGGCCTCATCACTGAGGGCCTGAACGACGTCTTCGTCAAGGCACTCCGCGATAAGACGAACATCAACGACTCGGTCGTCAAGGACATGGGTGGTAACGATGTCATCCCGTTCCGCAACGTCAACTTCATGTGGTCGCAGTACCTTGAGAAGGACACCTTGTGGGATATCACCGCAGAGACTACCGCAGAGTGCCCAGCACTGTTGCTGAACCTCAACTCCCTCCGCTTGAACCTCGCCCACGGCGGCGGTGTCAACGAGGAAGGCGGGTTCGTTAAGCAAATCTCTGAGCTGGCCCCTCACCCGAAGGAGACCAACTGGTTCAGCCGTACCCAGTACAAGTATTGCTACTCGCTGGATAACGGTCGCCGCAGTTTCGCGCAAATCGAAGGTTGGACCGTAGCTAACTAATGGCCACCGTTCAAGCACTCCGCACACGCCTTGCCCGCCGGCTTGGCCTGAGCACGCTCACCTCACTCGAGCAGGAGCGCTTGAACGAGGCTCTCTACGCAGGGCTGGCCAGGGTATACCAAGACGGTTCCCCTGGCTACGCCCACTCCGAGTTGACGGCGGAAACCTTCGGGTCCTCCGCCGTCACCGTTTCGGCCCACACGGCCAACACGTCGTCGATCACACTCAGTGCGATCCCGACAGGTACAGCAGTCGGCGATGTCCTCGTCATCGGCTCTAAGTCGTGGCTCATCTACGACTATGGCTCGCTGAACATCGACGTCGGCGCCGCCATCAAGGCTTCGCTGACCGGCGAGACCGGTACGATTTATCACCGCTCAGTGCAACTGCCAACTACCGGCAGCGTCCTAGAGGTGCTCGACCTGACCAACAACACGCCGCTCGCCCACGAGCCGGGCGGCCTCACGAAGTACGGCCTCAAGCTAGTCAGCCAGCCGTGCTCCTATGAACAACACTATTCACGCCAGGGCGGAACCGCCTATGTGTCCCTGTGGCCTGTCCCTTCAGGGGCTATCCAACTGGCGATCAAGCAGGGCTACAATCTCGACGAGATCAGCACTGACACCGAAATCGAGGCAACCGAGCCGTTCTTCGACCGCGTCCTAGAGTACGCCGTCCTATCGTGGCGCGGCTGGCAAACGGGCGCCCCGCTGAAGGCAACCCGCGATGCCGTCAACGATGCCGACACGGCCGCCAAGAGTGGCGCGTCGAGTTCCAAGCCGCAATCTCGTTCAGGGTTCCGTAACCGACTGTAATGGCCGATTGCGATTGCTCTGGACTGTGTTGCTGCGACCTAACGCCGCACCCCGATGACCGCCTCACCTACACAGGGTCGAAGGCCGAGGGCAAGCGTTACCAGCTAATCTCGGGGTCCTGCCACGTCGAGTTCGTCGAAGCCTGTCTCCACACTGGCGCCGAGACGGCCCCAGTCGTTGTCAAGCTGTTCACCACTCCAGAGCCTACCGATGCTGATGAGGACCTCAACGTGTGGAACCTCGTCCTCGGTAAGAATAACGGCTCTAGTGCTTGGACGCCCGACCTATTCGCCGGCCACTACTTCCCCAACGGAATCTTCGCCGAGGTCATGTCCACGGACACCACGGCCGAGGTCATCATCAACGCCGTCTACTACCGCCGCGACACTTATATCCCGGCCCTGGTAGAGCGCCCCAATGTCCGACGCGGGCGCCTTTGGCAGTGTTACAACAACACCGACTACGGCGACAACTTCCCTGACGGCTCCGAGGGCGACGATTACAGCGACACTACCTCGTCCAGCACCCCTGGCTCTGGAACGGGCGAACCCTTCATCGACTAATGGCCCGCGCCCGCTTCGACCACCTACCCATGCACCGGAAAGCCTCGGCTTCCGGGAGCAGCCCGTTGACAGAGCCGGGCGCGATCTACGAGAAATGTGAGATCGAGCCGAATAGTGAGGAGGTCACGCGGCGCCTCGGGTCGGAGCGCCAAGCGCAGTACGCCCAAGCCCTCGGCATCGTTTGTGGCGCTAAGGGCAGCTTCGTCGCCAACGACGACCAAGTGACCCTAACCGGTAACTGGTCCGTCGGCTTCAGTGCCAACGTCGGCGATGTGGCCGAGGACACGGGAGAATGGACCCTACTGTTCGGCGGCAACACGGCTGAGACGACGACGGACAACTCATTTAGGGTTTACCTCAAACGTGAGGGCGCGGTCTACAACGCCTACCTCACGTTCACCGACGGCTCGGGAACGGCCGAATCGCCCACCGCCATCGCCGTCACGCCAGGCGACAACGTTGACTTCCTCATCACGAAGAGTGGTACGACCGTCACGCTGAACGTCGACGCATCTACCCAGAGCACCACGCTCGCCGGCACCTACACCCTAAGCGGCGTACAGCTCCAGCTCGGTGGCACCCACAAGCTGACGACTCGTCCTAAGGGAAAGGCGCCAGTCCTGGACAACTTCCATGTGTGGGCATCCGTAGTAACTACGGCCGTCTACCAGGACCGCTCACCGACGGGCACTCCATTCCTGTCAGTGCTACCCTCGGACCTCGGCAGCTTCATCTTCGAGCCTGCCACCTCCAACGCGCCGTTGATTTTCCACCCGGCGCCGCCCCAGCTCCTTGATTCAAAGTTGCACTTTAGTGGTTATGGCGGCGCTACTCGCGTTCCATTCCGCAGCATTTTTCAGCGTTACTTCCAAACGGCCACGGAGGGCGCGTCGTCGCAAAAGTTCGCGTTCCGGGTCAAAGGGCGCCGCAAGTTCCTGACGGCCACCGAGCGGACGCTGATCGACTTCGGCTCTGACACCGAGGGCTTCTGTTATCTCACGACGGGCTCTACGGCAGGCAAGCCGGAGTTCACCTACAACGGCACGACGATCACCTACACAGGGACGGCCATCGCCGAGAACGCCGACTTCAGCATCATCGTTGGCTGCGACGGCACCGACCTCTACATGCAGGTCGATGGCACCGAGGAAACGGCCACCGCCCCCGACGCGCCTTACCTCGACTACGAGCGGATCCCCGACCTCTACATCGGCAACGATGAGGACCCGACGGCGGACCTAGGGTTCCACGGCTACCTCACGGCCGTCGAGTTCTTCGACTACGCCTTCCGCGAGGACACGTCGACGGAGGTTGAACCCGCGTTCGCCCTAGATGTCAGTGGCGATTACCTCAGGGATAAGTCCCGCAACCGGGTCGCGGTCGAGGCGATCAGCCATGCGTCGACTGAGGGCCACCCTTATTACGCTCCAGGGCCACTCACCGACCAGTCTTTCGTTGGCGTCGAGTCGGAAGTGATCTTCGGGCCGGGCGCCTTGGGTTATACTGGCGCCTACAAGGAGCCACAAACCTCCGACGTCTCCGGGGTCCGCTCGGGCGACCGGGCGTTCGTCCATAGCGGCGACAACATCCACGTTTTCAACTCAGAGCTAAACCAGGTCCGACCCCTCGGCCTGCCGATCCCAGAGTCCGATGTCTCGGTGCAGTCCGTTGGCACGGGTGCACTGGATGGCGCCTACGACTACGGCTATCGCTGGGTGAGCCAAGACGGCACATTCGGCCCGTTGAAGCGCCTGAAGCCTGTCAAGGCGACCGGCCAAGCATCAGTGCTCATCGGCGCCGGCGATGCTGATGGTGAGGAAGAACGCCGCGAACTCGGCGAATCCTACGGTCTAGCCCCCAGCGGGTCCGCTTCGTGGTTCACCATGACCGACTCGGCGGACGGTATCAGTGCATCCGGCAACACCGGGTACTCCGTCGAGACCTACCTCCGGTTCCCGGATTTCGACGACCTCGAGGAGCTGGTCAGCGACCGTGGCTCAACGGCCAACTTCACTGACGAGCCGACGATCTGCGTCGAGCCCGACACGCCCATCGACATCGACCCGAACTCGGACTTCTGCCTCCAGTTCGCCTTTAAGTATGACCGCTCAGTGCTGTCAGGGGAAACTCGTAGCTCGCAGGGCATCATGGCTATCGGCCACGAAGACCCTGGGCCGACCACCCGCTCTATTATGCTGTTCCTCGACGAGGATAGCACCTACGGCGGTGAGGACGGTGCGGCACCTGCTCGCCCGCGAATGGTGTTCGCCCGCAGTCTCGGCCTCAAGGATAGCCGCTACCGCTACCTCATCTTCAACAGTGCCGCCGACGAAGGCGACGACTCTGGGCTCTGGGTTGACGGACAGGTTTACAGTGTTACTGTGGTCCGCGACGGCGAAGACCTCCGCATCCACGTCTACGATAAGACCAACACGACCTGGCACGACTTTGAGGGCGGCGAATGTGTCGGCTTCTTCAGCGGCTACGACTTCCCCCAACAGAAGATTGACTTCAGGGTATCCAACGTAGCGTTCCGTAAGACTGGCTCTAGTGGTGACCACTTTGAGGGTGTCGCCAACCTACCGACCGCCAACAGCGGTACCAACTACACGTCAGGCGGCGTTGCCGGAACCCACGGCTACATCGATTATGGCACTGCCGCAGGTAGTCGCGCCGCTAACCGCCTAGGGTGGATGGACCGAGGTACCGCCTTACTCCACGCTCGCGCCTGGTCCCGTTCGTGGCCGAAAGCTACGATCCACTTTGAGAGCCTCAAGCGTTTCGCTGGTACCGCCGGCGGGCCGATGAGCGACCGCATCAAGTCCGACGTCGGTTTCTTCAACGAGGACCCGGCCATCAACCCGTCGAAGTTCTACGATAAGGCTGCCGGCCAATACTGGCGAGTCTACAAGGCCGACACCGACGACGGCGGTATCAAGAACCCGACGCGGGGGAGCTGCACCCAGATCGCCGGTACCCCCACCGAGTTCGATGGGGTCGTCATCACCGACACGGGTGTATCAGGGCTCGGCGCAACCCATTACCGGGTGTTCGCCTCAAGTCTCGGAAACGGCTCGCTGGTATTCACCACCAACGAGGCATCCTACGTCCTCGCCACGAAGCTCTGGGATGACACCGCCAGTGCCTCCTACGTTAAGCCGCTGTCCGACGTCGGCATCGACCCGCAGCAGTTCAACTGGTTCTCGACGACCGTTGCGTTCATCCTTAACAGCGGCGACTTCGAGGTCAACATCCTCGACCTGGATGTCAACGGCAACCGCGTATTTGATGCCTCCCTCGGCGCTTACAGTACTCCCCTAGAGCGCGGCACCGAGAACCTAATCGTCTACCTCGGCGGTTTCACGGGAAACAACGACGGCAACACCCACATTGGCGAGTTCCGGCTCTGGTCGAAGAACCGCTATGACGACGCCTCCGAGACCTACGATTTCCTCACAGGGCGCGTCAAGAACTCAGAGCGTTCGGACCTCTACTTCTACGCCACCTTCGAGCCGGCCGATGAGGTCAGCTCGTCGACCTACAACCACCACGGCTCGTTGTCCAGCGACCTGCTGACGCTCGTTGCTAGTGCATCCATCGTCGACACCCGCGACAGCAACACCTCCGGCGGTGCTACTGACCCGGCGCCAGCCATCGGCATCCCGAAGCCGCCCTACGAGTACATCACCGCCGTCGAGTTGTTCCGCACCCAGGGCTACCCGATTAACGACCCGCAGGACGAAGGCGAAGTCCAGACGGCCCTCAACGCCGTCCGAGGGAACCCCCTCTACCGCCTGGCCCGGCTCCCTGCCGGTGACCCATCCTACGTCGACATCTCGCCCGACGATGGCCTCGGCTTCTCAGAGCAGGAGGCCACCGGCTTCCTCCCCGAGAAACCTAACGGCGTCGGCATCTGGCAGGATCAGCTCTTGGTCTGGCGCGACAACGACATCTTCTTCTCAGAGCCCGGCCCCTACGGCTGGGACAGCTACCCCACATGGCTGCGCTACCCGGTGCCCTCCCCCAAGAGCGGCTCTGATATCGTCGCGGCCGTTGAGGTGCAAGACGCGCTCCTCGTCTGCGGCAAATCGTGGGCGACCCTCCTGACCAACGCCCCATCTAGGCCCCGCGCCCTCGACCTCGGCACCGGTGCCGGCGTCCAATCGGCCAGCGCCCTCGTAACCCACGGCGGCATGGCTTACGGCCTCGGCAAGGGTAAAATCTGGCGCCTCGCTCAGGGCACCATCGACGACGGCTTCGGCCTTCCAGTGCAAGACCTGATCCCGGCCGCCGGGCGACTCGCTGTCTCCGGGGATCTATCGAGTCTCCTGGTCATCGACACTGCCTCCGATAAGGTCCTCCGCTTCCACTTCCCGACCCAGCAGTGGTCGACCGAGGAGCGCGATGCCCTGGCGATGGGGGATGTCGACGGCACCGCGACCTGGATTCACGGCTCGGGGACCTACTCCACCTCGTCGACAACAATCTACGCCGACGACGTAACTACCTTGACTAATGGCGTCACAACTGGTACCATAGCTAGTGCCAGCACGATTAGCCTCTCGGCCGATCCGCAAGCCCCAGTCGGCTCGCGGGTGCTCGTGGTAGACGAGAATGGTAACGAGGTCTCGGCCCGAGTGGTCAGCTACACCTAATGGCAATCTCCGACCAACTGACCAGGGTTTTCCTTGGAACCGAAGATCCGCTAACGGAGCAGGACGCGGCGTGGATTGCTGCGAATGCTGGGGCGGTCCTCTTTGGTCGGGCGTTCACTGATACCCAGCGGGCGGAATATGATGGCGGCTCTACGCAACTAGGGCAGTACACGAACTTCACGACGATGCTCAAGACCGAGTACACGTCGTGGGTCGCCACCTATGGCGCCGCCCAGATCGACGCTTACCTCGCATCAGATAGTCTAGGCCAAACCTACGGCCATATCAACGGCGGAACCGAATATCTTTGCGACTTCAGCAACACCGATTGGCTTGACTTCCGCCTAGAGCGAACCCCCGGCTGGGACGCCATTGGAAAGCTGGGCTCGACCAACCTCGACACGATCTCGATGGATCTGTGTCCGCTGTACCCGACCTCCAACTTGGTCGGCACTCAGGGCAACCCCTACGCGGACCTCGCCACCTGGAAGTCCAACATGATCGCGGCGGTCACCTACGTCCGCGCTCGAGTTGACTCTGGGATTGCCATTCTGTGCAACGGACTTAGGGAGTTCCTCTCAGAGCCAGGGTTCCAATCGGACCCGGCCTCCTTCGAGGACTACGACGGCACCGATCTAGTCGACCCTGGCACCGTCGCCGACGCGGTAAACATCGAGGCCAGCATCGACTATGACAGTTCGCCCGGCTTCGAGTGGCTCTACTCATTGAGGGCCATCTACCGGTGCTCGAATGCCAGCAAGCTCGCCGTCGCGGCCTTCTCGACGGACACTAGTGCAGAGCCCCAATCCGAGGCCGAAGTCCAGCGCCGCGTCAACAACCTCGTCTCGTATGCGCTAGTCCACAAGCCGAGTTACACCCTATTCGTCGACCGGTCGAGCAACTCTTTTTCGCCCTACCCAGTGCAGACGTTCCCAGAGATGGGCGTCCAACTAGGTACCCCGGTCGAGGCTGTCCACGACAACTTCACCAGCTACGACACGCCAACCCAGGGCCTCATCACCCGGACGTTCACGGGGGGCGACGCGCCCTACGCGGTAGTGTTCAACTACTCGACGGGCACCATTGCCATGCCGTCGACTTACCTCTCGGGCTATGAGCAGATCCGGCCCAACGGCTACACTGAGGTAACGGGCGGCACGACCCAGGCCGCAATGGTCACGGCAGCAGTGCCGACAACCGTCGCGCCCGGCGAAGGCTTCATCATGCAGCCCCAGTCGGGAACCCTGACCGTCACGACCGACTCGTTGACGCAGCTCACGGGCGCCTGCACCGTTTACTTCGGGGTCGGCCCTACGGGTATGCTCCTCGACACCGGTGAGTTCACTGTCGGCCAAGATCGCGCCGAGGTCATGCCGTCGTTGGACCTCCAGGACGGCACCGACTGGGAAGTGGCTGTGTCGGGTAAGGACCAACCCGGCGACCGCAGCGACCGCTCTAGCCTAGAGTTCGTCGCCACCACCGCCGGCGCACAAGAGGTTGGCACTGGCGGCCAAGGTCGCTGGGTCCGGGTCGTCATCAGGGCTCACTCCCCCGAACTCCACCGCATCGGCGCGGCTGAAATGAAGATCAACTTCCACGATGACCGCTAAACGCCACATCCCGCCACCCGACGCCGCAAACCACGGGGCGACCGCCGACGAGGGGGTTGTCCTTCGCGCCGTGTCTAAGGGCGTCGGCGTCCCCGTCGAAGTTCGCAACCCTTTAGGGCCTCCCCCGAAGCGCGTCGTTAGTGGCGCCGGCGAGGTCAAGCCCGAGGGTGGCCGCCTTTACATCGTTCCCTCTGTTGCCACTGATGGTGACGAGTTCTCGCTGACTGTTGAATACTAATGGGCATCTTCGACTCACTCGCAAACATCTACAAGGGCCCCAACGGAGCCTTCGTTGAGGACCTATTCGGCGGCTCTAGCAATGGTGGACCTCGCCGCGTCCCTAGCCGCGATGAAGGGGTTAGCCCAGCCGTCCCCCTCGAGAACCTCGCCCAGCGAGTCGAGGACAAGGCCGACCAGCGCGATCCGGTCTTCGAGCAAGCACTAGCCCAAGCCCTGCGCGAGCAAGGCCAGGCATCGGTCGAGCAAACCGAGCAGGCGACAGGCATCACTGGCGCCGCCCAGGTCCAGCAGTCGTTGTCGCAGTTCCTTCAGAGCCAGGGCCAAGCGGCTGCCGCTGCCCAGGCCCAGCGCGTCGAACAAGAGCGGGCGCTCCTCGGCCTCCAGGCGCAACTCCTCGGCCAGGCGGGGCAGCTCCGAGAGCAACGCTTCGAGACGAACCAGCGCCACCAGGAGTTCTTGATGCAGTTGAAGGCGCAGCAGGACGCACAAGACGGGAACCTGGCAGCGACCATCGCAGGCGGCGCTATCAGTGCATTCGCGGCCGGCGGGTTTGGCGGACTACTAGGCGGTGCGGCCACTGAAGCCGTCGCGCCAACTACCACGCCTAGCACCTTCGCCCCTCAAGCCTACCTCCAAAATCTCTTCGGGGCAATCCGGGGTAACTAACAGTGCCAAACGAACTAATCCAAGGAATCGCCGACGCCATCGCTGGTGGCGCCACGGCAGGTCTATCTAAGGAAGCCCAGATGGACTTCTTCGGACCATTCATGCAGGCCCAGCAGGCGCGGCTCGCCCGGAAGGAACAATCCGAGACCAGGGCTTACACGAGTTACTCCCAGTCGTCGAAGGCGTCGCGGGAGGCGTTCTCGTCTGACCCGTTGGCAGAAGGCAAGTACCAAGCCTATGTCTCAAACGCACAAAAGCGCCTTCAGTTAGCGCTGGACGGTACCAAATCACCCGCTGCCCGTCAAGCCCTAACTGACACCTACGAGGCGGACATCGCGTTCGCCGACTCAACGGCAAAGCAGGCGAAGGAAAATCGCAACCTCAACCAGGGTATGCGTGGAAACTTTGGCTGGGTCGACGACAGCGAGGAGGCACAGACTACCTTAACTGCGCTACTTGCCGAAAACAGCCCTATAAGCAAGACCGCCCAAGCGGCCCTAACATTTGCAGAGCAGTTCAAGGACCAGTCCACCGGTACCTTCGACGCTTCTGCACTCCCTGCAACCGCCCTCAGTAATGAAGAGCGCGAGTTAGTAACCGCAATGGGGCAGGTCAACGGTGGCCTCGCGCAGTTCGTCGCTAGTAATCCAGAGGAGGGGCGCCGCATCTTAGGGCTCCTCAGTAAAGTCGATCCCGGTAGCCTCGGCGCTCGGTCGACAGAAATCGGTAAGATCCGTGACGATAACCAGTTCTTTGAGCGCCTCAACGGGATGGTCCGTCACGATGCGCGGGCCGCAAAGCTGAAGCCTCTCAACGAGCCCGAACTCTGGCAAGTCGACGCCAACGGGGTACGCTCGTTCCGTCCGTCGGCCATCGGGCAGGCCATCGACAAGGCCCTCGAATCGGCAGGCCCGACCCGTAACGCCGCAATCGCTTGGCAGATGATGGAGAACACCTACGGGAAGCTCCCCAACGTCGACCTGTCCAATGTCCAGGCCGAGATTTTCCAGCACGGCAACCTCGGTAAAGCATCGGCCGACGACATCCGTGGGCTAGTCGCGCCTAGTAAGCAGGCAGGCGCCGGTCTATTCGAGAAGGGGATGCCGGCCCTGAATGCACAGGACCGGGCGCTGGTTGATCGCGGAGACCTGAATCCTCTCATTGCACAGGGCTACACCATCGAGGAAGCCGAGATCTACGCCAACCTCAGTCAGAGTAATGGTCGTAGCCTCGTCCTAGAGCCGGTAATGAACCAGTTCATCGGTACCCGCGATGAGCAGTCCGCCGAGATGAACCTATGGCAGGACCGCCGCGACGAAGCTGCTGCGCTAGGAGATGAGCGTGGACTGGAGCAAGCCGACGCTGAGATCAAACGGATCCAGGCGTTCCAGTCGAACCCCGCTGTCGATGTCAAGATTTCTACGTTGACAGAGATGATGTTGGAAGGCGCTGCTACAGGAGATTGGAGTAGCTTCAAGCAGGCGATGGGGGCCGATAAGCAGGGTCTACTAGACCCAGAGACCGGCAAACTCTCTAAGTCCGCTCAAGAAGCGTGGGACAACCAAGTGATGCGTGAGGGCCTAAGTCCGGCCAACCAACTTAGAGCTGCCGCTCGGTGGGCCTCAAGCTACAACATGGTCTTCCACCAGGACTCCCAGATCGGCACTGAGACGAAGGTGAACCCGTTGGCGCAGGCCAAGTTCCTCGACGTTGCAGAGCGCTGGGCACAAACTGTCGAGCAGGAGCAGATGAACATGGGAGCCTCAGGGCGCCAGTTCCTCGGCGTCGAGGATGGTCGCTTCAATGGGCAGCAAGCGTTCCTCCGTATGACCACGCTCCAGAGCCTTGAAGACCTCGGACCTGCCAAGCAACTCTCGGAGTCGGCAATGCAGCGAGTGGTTGAAGAAGCACCAGTTTCCCGCCCTGTTGGATCTACGGGACGCGTCAACTTCTAACCAATGCCAAACATCCTCACCAGGGCCTACAACTCCACCCTCGGCATCCCGCAACAGATCCTTTACCGGCTGTGGCGGGCTGCCAAGGATGACGAGATCGACGTGCTCAGTCGTGAGGGCTTACTCGCCCCAGAGCTGCTGCCCGTCCTCGGCATCGGCTTCAGTCACGAGTCCGACGCCACCGTCGAAGATGTCATCGGTGAGCAGGGCTTCGGTACTAGCCTCGCGGCCGACATCCTGCTCGACCCGGCCACCTACCTCACGGCAGGCGCGTCGGCCATCGGCAAAGCAGGGCGCGGCCTCCAGGTTGCGAGCCGTGACAAGAAGTTCGGCAAGGCGTTCGCTGACTTTGTTGGTGACACGAAGCAATACGACACCGGCCAAGCACTCGCAGCCCATGTCTCCCAGGGCATCGCCGACGGCACCCTGAAAGGGAAGTCCGCGCAGAAGGCCCTACAAGGGCTCCAAGGCGCGAGCGACGAGACCTTAGAGAAGATCCTACGGTCGGGCCGCGACGAGGAACTACTGTTTAGCATCCCAGGGCTTTCCCGGCTCGGCGCTAAGTGGCGTGCCCCCGAGCTGATCCAACAGCAGGGCTCGTGGTTCAAGGCCATGAGTAACCTCTTCTACAAGCAGAAGCTCGGCCTCGCCAAGCCTCTCGACTGGACCGTCGCTCAAACCGCCAGCGCCATCAACAAGATCCCAGGTGGCGAGGGCTTGAACAAGGCTGTGGCGACCGCCGCTGGTCTCCCCGGCGCGTTCGTTAAGGGCTTCAAATCGACGAAGGGAGCCGCGAACGAGCTGGTCTTCGGCAAGGAAGTCGGCTCTGATGTTCACGCCTGGAACGATGAGTTCGGGGCAGTTGGCACCGCGTTCAGTAAGGTTGATGCCGACCAGTTCCAAGATGATGTTGCGGCCGCTATCGCTGGGGGCGCCGATGCAGAGAAGGCTGCACTCACGGCTGCCCGGAAGCAGGGCGTCGGCCCTAAGGAAGTCGAGGCACTTCTAGAGTCCTACGGCAAAAGCCCTGACGAGATTGGCTCACTGCTGCCTGACCTCCAACGCCAGCACCAGGAAGTACAGTCCGCCCTGAAAGAAGGTACCACACAGGGTGTCCGCACCGACCGGTATAAGGTTCCCAAAGAGTACGCCGACCACCCGTTCAGTGCATGGGCCTGGAAAGCGGGCGACTGGGCTGGCGAACAGGTCCGTAGCAAACTCCGCTCCGATGCCCCGATCACCTCGGATAACATCGAGGGCGCCCTAGAGAAACTCAAGAACCTCCAGGGTCTCACCGATATGTCGGCCCGCGACACCTTGCGGATCTTCGACACGATCAAGCGCCGCCTGTCCGCCGACAACGACATCGAACTCGAGACCATCGACCGCTTCTGGTTCTCGTGGCAGCAGGCGTTCCCACATAGCCAGGAGATCCGCGCCAATATTGCGGCCCTCCAGTCGGGCGACCTTAGCAGCGGCCAGGCAGCCTACCGCCAACTCACTGAGTTCGTCAACCGCTTCGACTCTAGTGCCACCTCGCTCCTGAAACACAGCGGCGTCCAGGACCTAGAGGATATGGTCAAGGTCCTCGATCCATCGACCGCCGGCCGACTCGTTGGCCCTCACGCCGAGTCGATCAAGTTGATGGCGAAGGATGTCACCGACCCTGCCGCTGTCAAGGACTTGCTCCGTAAGAACCTCGGCTCGATGAGTGTGGCTGACCTAAAGCGCCTCCGCTCTGTGACGAAGGACCCGAAGCTGAAGGCCCGCCTGAAGAACATTGAGAAGCGTACGAAGAAGGGCAAGCCTGTAAGCATCGAGGAGAGCATCGAGCGCGGACTCGGGAAGGCTAGGTTCGGCGGTAAGCCCTTGAAGGAGGGCCCAGCGATGGCGATGGCTGACTATGTTCTCGCCACCCGCGACATCAAGCGTGCCCTGAAGGCTGCCCGCAAGACCGGCGAGCCGCTGCGCCTGAGCCCGCTAACCGTGGAGCGCCTAGAGAAAGCGCAGGACGCCATGCAGAGCGTCCTCAAGGATACCGCGTCCAAGGTCTTCAAGAAGTCCAAGGCCGAGGACATCGACGGGCTGATCGGCCTCAGCGACAACGTAGCGAACCAGGCCGCCAAACTCAACGGCTTCGAGCGCGGCGCCGTCATTGGTTATGCACCCCGCATCCACAACCGCAAGTTCCGCCAACGCTATGAGAAGCTCATTGGCAAGGTCCAGAGCCGACTCGGGGCCAACGACGAGGTTGATGCGATGTTCCGCCGTGTCCAGGAGCGCGACCTGACAGTCGAGGATCTGAACCTACTCCGTGAGGAGATGATCCGCAACGACATGCCGGACCTCGTTGAGGAGCTGACCGACGTGGCGGGCAACTTTGCAGAGCGGCCCTACGTCGAATCGTGGGAGGCGGGCATCCTAACCCGGATGTCGCAGCAGGGCTCTCAGGTGGCGACCCGGCAGTTCATCAACGACGTCTTCAGCAACCCCGAGGCCGCCGCGAAGGATGGCATCATGGGAGGGCGCGTCACGAGGTTGATCGACTCCCAGGGTCAAACGATCCGCACCAGTGCTGACCGTGTTAAGGTCGGCGGCACCGAGAGCGCCACGATCAAGCGTGAAGCACTAGCTAAGGACGTCGAGCCAAGCCTCATTGAAATCCAGCTCCCCAACGGTGAGTACCAGCTTCTAGACCTACGCCAACACAAAGCCCGCTTCGACAAGCAGGGCCTTCAGGTCCTCGGCACCGACGGCGACGACCTCGGCCAAGCGTTGATCCGCCACGAAGCCCGGATGGGCGGCAAGGTCGACAATATGATGCCACAAGAGGGCTCGTGGGTCATCGCGGGCGAGGGTGGTGTCGTCGACTTCCTGCGCCAATCCGCCATCCCGCAGAAGTCCGAAATGGCGGGCGCGGTTGCTGCCTACGACTGGGTGAACTTCAACATCAAGAAGTTCCAGACCGTCTTCAGAGCGAGCCACCATGCGGGCAACCTCCTGTCAGGGATCGCACAAACCAGAGCGGCCGGTGCGTCGTGGGCCAACACGGCTCTCGGCCACATGGACGCGGCCCGCGCAATGGGTCTCGCTGGCCCTGACGGTGTAAAGGCCATCGACGACATGAGTGCGCTATCCAGTAGCGGCTCTAAGTGGAACATTGTCAACCGGGCGGCAGACCGCGCCAAGATCGTTGAAGGTCTAATCGCGGGTAAAACCGTCGACGAGTTGGGCGAGTTCGCAATCATGGACTTCGGCCTACACAGCTATGGTGTTGGCGAAGTGATGCAACGTGCAGCCGGCCGCAACCTCTTTGGCGGCATCCAGGCAATCGAGGACATCAAGCTCGGCGGCATCGACTCCCAGGGCATCATCAAGCAGCAGGAGAAACTGCGCGGCGGCAAAGTAACCCAGGGCTTCGAGACGGCCCTGGACGCAACCAGAGCCCCTGAGATCACGGCCCGCACCGCCACCTTATTCGCGCTGCTCCGTGAAGGCCACGCCCTAGATGACGCCATCGACATCGCCAAGCTCGCCCACGTCGACTACTCCTCGCTGACCAAGTTCGAGCGGACGAAGCTAAAGCGTATGATCCCCTACTACACCTTCAGCCGGAAGTACGTCCCGTTCGCCCTAGAGCGGATGGCGAAAGACCCGTCGCTGTTGGTTGGCTGGCAGAAGACCGTAGAAAACGCAGACTGGGCAGGCATCGATGAGAATGGTACGCCTGTGCTCTCCAAGGGCCGCTTCGAGATGGACCTTGGCCGGGTCAACGCCAACCTCGATGCCATGATGGCGCTGGCTGGTACGACCGAGATGCTCTTCGGCACCATGAGTTCCGAGATCCAGCAGGTGCAGCGCCCTGGCTTCGCCTCGTTCAGTGGTGGTGCTCTGTCGCCGCTCTTGGCCGCAACCGGCGCCGGCACCGATGAAGGGGCGTCACTACCCCAGGGCCTCCAGGAGTTCTGGGATTCGGTCTTCGTCACGCGCTGGGCGGAAGGGGTCGCCCAAACTGTTCGCGGCGAGGGTACCCAGAAGATCCAGGACGCCCTGACGAACTATGTCCTACCTGCCAGGCTCAACGCAGAGCCAGACAAGGCCCGCCAGTTCCAACTGAATACGGCCCGTCGAGCGTTGCGCCGCCTCGAGTTGCAGGCACAGGAAGCAACCTCGGACCGACAGATCGCATCCCTCCAACGCCAAGCCGCAGAGATCCGGCAAGCCATCAAGACCGTCCAAGAAGACTTCGGCAACTAACCATGAAAACCGAACAACAACTCGGCCTCACTGAGGGCCTCCTCGCCCTAGTGTGTGCCCTCCTCATCTGGCAGACACAACTACTCCTCAGCGTATCCAAAGAGGTCGTGGCGCTCCAAGTGCATCGCATTGAGCACGAACGCCGTATCTCCAACCTAGAGGCCGCCCGTGAGTCGTCTGCTGCTTATCCTCCTACTCTGCGCGACAGTGGCGCAGACCCTTCTAGTGCTGGAACTTAAATCGGCACTGACCTCTGAACAAACACGCCCCGTAGAAGCCATGCTCGAAACACCTATCACCGCCACCAAAAATGGCAACCAGATCACCACGACGATCACGACCTACCAGCACGAAGGAGAAACCGATGAAGAACACGCCGCCCGTCACCTCGCTAAGGTGGAAGCTAAGATCGCTGTCCTTGTTGCTGCTGGTTGGACTATCGTTAGCTAGTTGCGGCTGGGGCGTCGTCAAGGAGGATAGCGCGGGAAAGCCGGGCGACGCGACGGCGGGTCTAGCGTCGACAGCCCTCGAGACGGCGCCCGCAGTGATCGACTCGGTGACCGGCTTGATTTCGACCATCGCACTGAGTCTTATCCTCCTGAGCCTCGCGTTCAGGCGGAGTCGCCAGGCCATCGCGGGGATGTTGACGGCCCTAGCGGAAGCGTTCACCTACCGGATCAACCAGTGGAAGATCAAGCGGATGCCGGAGGAGCCTACAGATGGTGGCAGTTGACAATAGCGGCCGGATGTGTTACCCTACTCCTGTGGCTGACCTCTCGGAGGTTAGTCAGGTCGTCGAAGCCCTAGAAGCCTACTACTTAGAGCATGTCCAGCCAGCCCGACCTCTACGATTACCTAACTAGGATGGCCTACGCATCTGGACCTGTCATTGCCGACTTCTGCCGGTGCCTGCACTGCGACGAAGTTGAGTTCGTGGCTGTGCCGCTGGTGAGGGGCTTCGAGTCCCTTGAGTGTTCCTACTGCGGGGACCTGGCCCTTGACCAGTTGGAGATCCCGGCATGAACTGTCTGGCCTGTAACGCCCCCGTGCCCGCCGGCAACAAGAGTGCCTGCTCGACTGACCCGTGCCCGTCGTGTGGGTACCCGCGTCCCCTTGGAGACTGTAGCGACCTTTGAAGACCCTCGTTCTTAATGATATCCATGTGCCCTTCCAGAGCGCCCGTTGGCAAAAGAAGCTCAACGAGTACATCAACAAGGAGCCGCCCGACAAGATCGTACTGGCAGGGGATATCGCTGACCTGTACAGCCTCTCAACCCACGGCAACAAGCACCCTAGGTGGGAGAACAAGCTCGATGTCGAGACGGCCGCATGGGGAGACTGGATGGACGACTTGCGCCAGTCGAATAAGAAAGCTGAAATCGTCTACCTGGAGGGTAACCATGAGCACCGCTGGACTCGCTACGTCGAGAGCAACGCACCTAAGTGGCGCAACCTCGCAATCAACTGGTGGGACTACATGGCTCTAGATGACTTCGATATCCGCCTCGTCAAGTCAGGGCACCGCGTCCCGACCGGGTGCGGGCAAGTGTTCTACATCTACCACGGCCACGAGCACAAGGTCAGCTCGCGTATTCCGGGTGGCGTGGCAAAGCGTATGGCCGAGAACCTGAACCGGAATGTCCACGCAGGCCACACGCACCACCACGGGCAAGGGCTAGTCAATGTCGGCCAGACCCTCAGAGCCTACCACGAGGGGGGTTACGGCGGCGATATCAGGAAGCCAGCCTTCGGTTTCGTGGCGCACAAGAATCTGCCGTGGGCCCTAGGGTTTACGGTTTACGACTCTGAGGACCGGCACTCACCCCTTCCGTTGTTTGTGAAGGTGTGATAGTGAGTTCCATAACCCTAGCTAACTTAGCCAAGTGTCGGTGCCGCGCCGCAAAGTCGAAGCAAGCCTGGTCGGCGGCCGCTCGCTCGCGGTCGGCTTCGATGTCCTCTAGGGCCTCCATGTACCCAGCGTCTCCCGCATAGTCGTAACCGAAGTCCCTCATGGTGTCTCCCCCTTCAACTTCTTACTAAGCTCATACCAATAGAGCGGCTTACGAAACACCTCCTTCTCATCCTCCGACAACTCCTCCCACGCCTCCATGTCCGCCTCAGACCTCCCCTGCCCCAACTGCGACGCGCCATTACTGCCGTCGGGTGTGTGCCCCTTCGAGGGCTGCGGCGATTCTGTTCCTGATTGGTTGCTCATGGTTGATGAGGATTACTGGGATGGGCCGATGACGGAGTTGCCTGGGCCATGAACTCTTGCTTAGCTTTGTCTGCTTCCTCGACCGTCCCTGACGCGAAGAACGCCTCATTCCAGACGATCTGCGCTAGTGCGTCGACGTTAGTTTGGCGTAAGTACTTTAGTAGGCCGGGCGGCACTGCGTTGGCTAGGAGTTTCTCGGGGTCAGTCAAGTGATCGTCCTCGGAATCGATCCCGGCTACCGTCACCTCGGTCTCGCTCTAGTAGATGTGAGCGAGGGACGGGTGCTGGCTACTGCCACTGTCGACTGTGGCTCATCCTACTACGCCCAGCACAAAGCTGTCAACCGTGCTCTAGATAAAATGTTCGCCGACCAGCCGTTGCCCGCCCGCGTCGCCACCGAGAACGTCCCCTTCGGCTTTAGCGGTCGCGGCGCCGGCGGCCGAACTGCCTGCACGATGCACTGGGTGATGGGTGGCATCGGCTACTGGGCCGCCAGCCAGGGAATCCCGATGTCAGGGATCGCCCCGAAGGCCCTCAAGACATACGCTGCCAACCTGGTAGGCGTCCCGTATGCTAAATGGAAGGGCGCCAACGACCGGGCGCGATCCAAGTGGGGCATCAGCAAGGCCATTAAGGGCCTCACCGGCTCCGACCCGTCGTGCTCCGACCACGAGGCCGATGCTATCCTAGTGGCGTTTTCCCTCAACCAGACCTAGTGTAATGGCCCTGAAATCCTCCTTTGTGATTGGCTCACCTGTGTCAGTGTACCGGGGCACCTCGTCCTGCCTGAACAGCGCGACGCGCCCGCTGGCAAGGGGAACATGCACCATACTAGGGGCCTCGAAACTCCCGAGTTTTGAGACATCCATAGCAGCCTTCTCCCACGCGTCTAAGTCTTCCATACACCCAGTGTAACATGCCCAACCCCCAGCCGCAACCCAAAGACGACGCCGCCCTCACGCCCTGGAAGCGCGACGACCACGTTGGCACTCTCAGAGCCCACGCGCCCATGCTCGAGCACTCCGTTGAGGAGCTGGCGGGCCAGGCCCTAGAGCGTCACGGGGTCAGCCGCGACCTCCCCGATGCTGTGGTCGCCGCCTACGGGTGGGCGTCGTGCCAATACGAGCTTGGCCTCCTCGTCACCCAGCGCCTCCAGGAAGTCGAGGACATGGCCCAGCGCGATCAGTTGACCTACGCCGAAGCCATGTTCAGGATCGCCAACTCGCAGAAGTTCCGCAATGCCGATGCGCGGGTCAGCCGTCTCCGGAAGGAGGTCGAGCTGTGGGCGGATGCTCTAGTAGCCCTCGCGCCGAAGGATGGCCTGCCCTAGGAGGGTGGCGATCTGCGGGACGATGGAGTTGCCTAGTTGCCTAAGTCGGTCCAGGTCGCCGGGTAGCCCATTACCCACTCCCAGTACAACGGGTTGAGGCGACCTCCAGTGCCCTCGCCCAGTGCCCGACACCCCGGATGCTTCTGCATCGACGGACACAACTGGTTGGCAGTCGCCGTCGGAGTTGCGATAAGCGATGATCCAGACCCGATCCCGTCGGTGAGGC